CCCACGAATACGTCCGAAATGCTGACTACTCCATTTCTTGCGTCAATAAATTCTTTGGTCCCGAGTACTCCGACTTCATGCCCAGCGGGGACCAGTCCATTGATACAATCATCCATAAATGCCGCAAAAGTGGCGCTGCTCCTCCGGTAGGTAGCTAGCGCTGCGTACATAGAATTAGGGTAATTTGTTATATCGTTCATGGTTTTGACTGTAGATAGCAAGCCAACCCCGCGAACTGATCCGGTTTGGTTGAACTTTAGCTTAGTAGGGCGAGCAATACCATACCATGTATTTGTTGTAGCTTGGCCAATAAAAATGATAGACGCAAAACACGGGCACCTAAATGGTGCGTTCGCATCGTGCAACGCTTTGACATCTGTAGTTGGCTTGGTTGATGCCGTTGTCCAGCTTGCAACCGTGTTTGTTTCTGGAAATTCATCCAGAGCGCCGATCACGTTGGCAATGTGATCGAAGCTAACATCGTTCCAGTAAGGTCCATCGGCTAAACGATATTCAACCGTTTCCTCTGGGCTGAAAATTGCATTGGCGTATTCGGCGGCACGCAAAAACAGGACAGCATTTGCTGTTGAGGTTGGCGGGTTGTCAAACAAATCCGCGCCTGTTCTGTTAGGCGCACTAGCAAGCGTCCCATTTACTCCGCTAAAGTTGTAAGTTGCTCCATCAACGGCATTGTCGGGAACCACGTAAAGAACTGCAACCCCAGTTCTACGAGTGACGACGCCAGCCTGCCTGGCCCAGTAATTCAAGCCCGGTAGGGTAACAAGTTCCGGCCTTGTACTAAGGCTATTGTTGAGCTCAGTATCATTGGCGCCAGCTATTGTGCTGCTACTGCGTAGCGCGGCAGCGTCAGCCAGCACACCGGTGCCGTAGCGGTTGGTCTGCATCGCTATCGACTGGCCACCATTCAGTACCACCACCCCGCTGACATCAAGGGTTCCCGTGGTCGATAGGTTTTCAACTGATACATTATTGAGCTGGGTTGGCAGCATTTGATCGCTTTCGCCGCCGATCCCCTCGACCGCCACCACCTCGCCGGTATCGGTGCTAATCAGCCCCTGGTTGGTGACCTCATATCCATCCTTGTTAATCCCCCTCACCTCCACCCGGCCGCCCTGCTCGGGGGCGAAGTTGGCATGGAACTCGTTGAGGGCACTGAGCGGTCGGCGAGCGCGAGGCAACGCTCGGGAGTAGTTCCAGAAGCCCACACCGTTGAGGTTATGACCCAGCAGCTGAATGAACGACGGCTGCCTGAATTCCAGCGCCCAGTTAGCGCGTTCGCTGGCAGCACCACCGCTGGGAGCCGTGGGGAAATGAGTGGCGTTTGCTGGATCCAGATCACGGCTTGCCTCGGTGCGCGGCACCAGGGCGGCATGGGCCGCGGTGCTGGTGAACCCAAGCGCCAGCAGCAGCGCCAGGGCGCCCCGGTAGTCGGTGGAGCTGCGCAGTTGATCGCGCACGCTGCCGGCATTGTTGTAGATCGTGCTCCACGTGATCCCGCAAGTAGCGGTCACATCGCTGGCAGCGTCGGTGTCGGTATCGAAGATCAAAACCGGTGCTTCCAGCGTGGTGGGGTCCTCGGGGTTGTAGGAGCTCTCTTGCTGGACGTAGCTCTGCTGCCACAGGTCAGCATTCGGGACGCTGCCGCTGGATGTGAAGTTGCTTTTTGCGGTGAAGTGCTTACCGCTGTGCTTCACCGTTTGGCCCTGGCGGTAGAAGACTCCGGCGGCATAGACCTCATCAGGGCAGCAACGGCGGAGCGTGATCTCTGCCGAGAGCACCACACCGGCGCCTTCCGCCGGGATGGCGTTGCTTTGGGTGACGGCCAGCACCTCGGCGCCTCCAGGGGCTAGGGCACGGCTGATACCACCGCCTGTAACGCCAGGACGGGTCTGAATGATGGAATTGCGCAGCGGCACCCTTGCGGGGGTGGTGTTGGCCAGCCTGAGCGTCACCCGCCGCTGCGCCGTCGAGCGGGTATCAATGAGCCGACGAACGTAAACCCGGCGGCCGACAGCACGAGAAACACCGCCATCAGTTCCGATGGCTTCACCAGTGCCGGCCTGGGCGGCGGCGGCCGTGATGGCAATGGCGGCCGGTGTGGCGCTGTTCCAGGCGCTTGCCTGGAGGGTCGCCCTCCAATCAGCGCCGTCGGGGTTCTCGATCCAGATCAGGGTGCCCGCGGCCAGGCTGTAACCGCCAGCCGCCAGCACTGCCGGCACCGCCGGTTCGGTGCCCACGGCCAGGGGGGTCGTCAGGGTGATGCTGCTGCCGGAAATAGCCGACACAATGCCCAGCGGGATGAGGCGGATGTTTCCGGTCTGATCGGCCACACTGCGGGCCACCCTGAGGCGCCGCAGGTTCCAGTTTCTATCCAAGGCCACGCTGGAGGTCTGGTAACCCTTGGCCACCGCAACGCAGCCGCCGAAATTGGAGGTGGAGTTGCTGAACTCCATCTGCGCGCCGCTGTCCGCCAGGTGGTGACGACCGGCGCCGATGGCGAAGATGCTGACCAACTGGCCAAACGCATCGTTCAGCAACGTGATGTGCCGGCTCATGCGGCGTGGCTTCATCCGCACGTCGTCGGATTCGCTGTCGATCAGCTCCTGGTAGTTCACCGGAGCCCGCCAGGTGCCGGAGCGGTAGATCTCCCAGCAGCTCAGGTCGCGTTGCTGGCTGATGCCGGTGAATTGCGCCGCCACCAGGCTCTTGAGGCCAGCGAGGCGTGCGCCGTCCCAGAACACGCCCGACATGCCCCACTCGGTGCGCAGGGAGCAGTTGTAGATGTACGGGCTCGCTCCCTTGACCGTGTCCCAGGCCTCGGATGGGTTGCCGCTGATCGGTCCCACCGTCTGCCATTCAGATAGCCGGGTGACCGCCAGGGCATTGGAGAGGTTGCCGCTGTTGCTGGCCCCGCCCATGGCGGTGCGCACCTTGGTGTACAGCTGATCCAGATCCGCCTGGCTGGCGTTGTGGAAGCAGTCCAACAGGTGGTGACTACTGCTAGCACCGTACTTATCCCGGAATGTAAACCCGTAGACGTAGCTGGTTGAAGTGATCTTGAGGATCGCCGCCCGGTTGCTGTAGTCCGTGGATTCATCCGCCGCGGCCGGCACGTAGGAGGGGCGGACGGTGGTTTGCCGCAGGCTGAGGGGAGCGCTCGCCGTGGCGTAGCGGGGCAACACAATGCCGCCGCTGTTGGGGTTAAAGGCAATCAGATGGTTGGGGGTCGGATCAAAGCCGGCCGCCGGCCATTCCGTCACCGGGATGGCGTAGCTGGAATTGCCAGGGTCGTTATAGAAAATGTGCGTGCCCGGGCTCAGCTCCACCGATGGGCAGTCAACGTTCGCCTCTTCTGAGTTGATCGTGAAGAAATTCTTGCTGGTCATCGCAACGATCTCGATCGCTGCGCGGTTGATGGTGCGGAAGGGCTTCTCCCTGCTGTAGCCGCAGGTAAGCCGCTGATTTTCCAACCGCTTCAGCTTCGCGGCGATCTTGGCCTCATCGGTGGCCCCGCCGGGCTCTTCGAACCAGTTGTAGGAACCACCAACAAACCGATCGCTGCCGATGTACGGGTTGATGTAGATCGTGAAGGGACTATTGAGCGGATCGGCCGGCTCGCTGTTGCCCGGGGCGATGTTGGCGTTGCCTGCCATCTGCAGCAGGGCATCCACCACCGCAGCCAGCTGGTCCTTGGCGCGAAGCTGCCCGTTGGGTCCGAAGGCGTTGCGGATACCGGTAAGAGCATTCGCAAGACTGATCCGGGCCATGTGCTGCTGCTGCTGCGGTCAGGCTAGGGCTGGCTCATTGCTGCCAATGGATGTTGCCGATCAGCGATGACAAAGCGGACGTCGCCGATCGAGGCGAACTGGCCACGGATCTTCTTGGTTTCGCCGGCCTGGGTGGAAAGGCGCACGTTGGTGAGGAGGATGTCCAGCTCATAGAACAGGCACTCCTCTCGGATGAAGCACACACCGTTTGAGTGGCCCCGGGGTCCGTCGGCCACCAGCAGGCGGATGGTGCCGGTGCCCCCCTTCTTGGTGAGCGTGTCGAGGCGGAGCATGGCCGAGCTGGGGCTGACGCCAGGGGCATAGATGTTGCTGATCTCTCCGGAGAAGCTCCCGGCACCTCGCACCTGGCCGGCGAGGACCGCCCCGAAGGCCTCGCCGATCGCCCCCTGGTCAAGGGCGGTGGTGTCGGTCTCCACCTCCCAGCCGGAGAGATCCGCCTGCCGCTTCCAGCCCCGCTCATCCGCCTCGGCCCCCGCGTCCCGGATCACAGGCGGCAGGGCCGGCACGATGTCTTCCAACGCCGCCTCACCCCCCTCAGGGCGGGGGATGGTGAGGGCCAGGGCCAGCAGGGCCTCGGCATAGCCGGCGCGGTCACTGGCCACGCTGAGGATGAGCCGATCGAATCCCACCAGGCGAAGGGGCAGGCGGCTGAGCTCGCCGCCGTTCACCGCACCCACCTCAAGGGTGTAGAAGGTGGCGCGCTCCAGGGCATCCTGGTGGATGTAGACCGTGGCCTGCTGGCTCAGGCCGACGGTGCCGGGGTGCTCCCAGAACGTGGCGTTGTCGTCAGGCCCCCAGAAGGGCGCATCGTCACCGACGCGGTGGAGGGTGGCCGGCCCACTGGAGGCGGCATCCCCCCAGAAGCTGTGGCCGTCGGGGCAGTTGGCGTAACCGGTGCCGAGCACATCGAACGGCAGGCCCAAGGGGGCGGTGAGGAGCACCTGATCGCCATTCAGAAAGCAGGGCTCCTCCAGCCGCAGCCGCACCACGCTGCCGGGGGCATCGAGCAGGTCATCGGTGAGCACCACCGGCCGCGGCCAGCTGCGGCTGAGGGTGAGGGTGCCGATCTCGCCATCGATCGCCATGGCTCAGAACCGGCCGCTCATATCGCCTTGGACGGTGAGAGTCATCGTGCAGGAGATCAGCTCCCGCACCGGCACCGTGGTGCCGAGGGAGGCGCTGAGGACATCCATGGTGAAGTCGCCGCGTGTGGAGCCACGACGGGTCACGATCCGCAGGGTGTCGACGTCGTCGCTGTCGTCCCAGATGCTGTTCGCCATAGCGACCGCCGCCGAGTTATCTGGGTCATAGAGAAAGGTGCAGGTGATTTGCGATTCGCGCATCCCCTTGGTGCTGGTCGTGGCCACCTGTCCCACGCCGGTGGTGGGGAGGCTGTCGCGAGAGACGGAGACGCTGACGTTCGTGATCTTGCCCACCAGCGAGCCGTTCCAGTACACGTCGCTCTGGGTGGTATTCCTGACGGCCATCCCTGATTCAGCTCATAGCCACACCAGGAGGCTAGGCAGGGGGATCGGGCCAGGGTCTAGGGGCTGTTCTGCAGCCGGGCCTGCAGCTGCACCGGCAGGGTGCAGCGGTGGCGGTAGGTGAGCGAGCTCCTGGGGGTGGGGGCGCCCTGGCCCAGGGGCCAGAACCAGCGCAGGCCGGCGCCGGTGGTGACCGATTCGATGAAGGCTTTGTAATCTGCCGTCACCCCTGCAAAGAGGATGTCGGGCAGCGTCAGGGGCAGCAGGCCGGAGTAGCTCTGGTGGAAGGTGGCCAGGATCTCGGTGGCTCGAGCGGTGCGGATGTTCCCGAACTCCAGCTCCAGGGCCCCGTCGACCGCCACCGTGCCCCACAGCCGCTGATCCTCGATCCCGGCCTCCGACACCGCGCTGGTGACCGGATGGCGGGGCATCACGAACGCAAATGCGGTCGGCTCGATGGCCGGGAAGAGGATCGTCATCCCCGGATCACCCAGGCGGTGGGCTCATCCCAGTCTAGGGAAAGCAGCAGGCGGCCATCGGCTGCGGTTGGCATCAGCACCGCCTCGATCTT